GCCCGGCACCGTGTTCACAAGTCGCGAGTACCGTACCGCTCCCGAGCCCTCGATCACGATCAGCGCGCGATCGGTCCGCTCTAGCGTCTCGAAAATCTCCCCTGTCGTTGTCTGCGAATCGAAGTATGCCTTGATCGCAGTCCCGTTTGCCCTGGCATCCGCGCGCGCGATTGATTCGATCTGGCTCAGCGGGAACCCGAGGATCGACTGCCACAGGAGCGCGAACAGGTCGACGCCCTTCGCGATCAAAGCTAGGCCCGTCCCCGAGTAGTCGCCCGCCGCGTTGTCTGCCAGGCCCGACACGTCCGCGCGGATGTGAAGCGACCGCGCGACGTCCTCGAACAGTGGATCGTCCGCGACGTAGGACGTCGCGCCCGTCCTGTCCGCCCCGGTGTCGAAGCCGAGCGTTTTCCACGCACCGCGATCCTTGTCAACGCCGCTGCTAATCTTGAGCGTGAAGGTCGTGCCATCGCTCGAGATCGTAAGTTTGTGCGTGGTCTCGCTGTAAGTACAGGAGATCACATCAGCGCTGGCCGCAGTCATCACGCTGGCGATCTCTGTCGCGATCTCCGCAAACGACGCGTAGAGGGCCGGCGTGATCAACGCCTGAACGGTACCGACGTCGTCGACGAAATCGAGCACCTGATTCTCGTCGTCGAAGCGCGTCGGCCCGATGTCCCTCAATAGCGTGATCGTCCCCGCCGCAAGGGCCTTCGAGAAATCCGTCGCGTCGACCAACGTCACGCGCTCCGTCGTCGTCACCAAGTCCGCCGCCGCCTCGCTCGTGTAGGCGTAGACCGCCTGCAAGGATTGGAGGCCAACCGAAAGCGGATCCGCTAGCAAGAATGTGGGTTTGAGATCAGTCGACAATCCGATCCGATTCACCGGGACGCCCGTCGCCGCGCCGACTAGTACCGGCATCACCTTCCCGTCGATTCGCGGGTCGAGGTTTTGCGCCACGAACGCCGAGAACCGATTAGGCGGGAACGGCCGGTGAATCGTTGTCCTCGCGTCCTGAAGCCGAAGCGAGACCTCTCGGTCGGTCGTCGGAACTTCCTGGGCTCGCGCGAAGAATCCCGGGTGCATGTGATCGTATCGGATCCGTTCCCCCTGAGAGAACCGCCCTCCCGCGCGAAGGACGACCTCCTGATTTAACCATTCGAGACCAGAGAGCACGGGGTCGAATGCGCCGTCTGAGTTGATGAACGAGAGCGTTCCGCTGCCGACCTTGGCCTTTCCGAAGTGTGGATCGCGGACTCCCGTCGACAGCTGCGGAAGCGATGCCGTCTTTAAGCGTGGCTCGCGATAGTGCCACGAGAAAATTCTGCGAGCGTGAACGTCGTCGAAGTCGACTGTCCCGATCGCACCACCCGCACGGATGAGTCCGAACACAGCTTGAAACGTCGTGGCGTCGACGTGAAGCGAGAAGTCAAAGGCAAAGTCGCGCCACTCTCCATTCGTCGGGACCAACGTCGGGAATTCTCCGGGGTTGAGTTGCTCTCCGCGTCCCGAGACGTGAACGGTAACGCCCCTCGAGTCCCGCCCGGCGACGATCGGATAGAGCGCTGCGGTACCCGTGATCGTCGTCCTGTACCGACCGCTGATTCGGTACTGCGCCCCTGGAATGCGTCCGACGATGGTCTCGAATGCACCCACGAATCCAGCCAGGGAGACGTCGTTTGTTGCCGGCGCCGTCCCGACTTGGAATTCACCTGCCCCGATCGGTAGGGTTGTGTTCGATCGGATCCGAAGACCGAACAGGCCAGCCCTCGCCGAGGACACGGTCAAGGACGCGTCCATCCCCCCGCCGTTTCGCAGGAGGCTAAAAAGGGCCGGGTTGCCCTGTTCGAAACTTCCGTCTGTGAGCAGGGCTGGCCCGAGGGATGGATGAATCACTCCGACCGTCGACAGGTAGAACCCGAAGCTCGCAAGGACCGTCTCCTGCGAGACGTCATCTCCCCCGGGTAGGTGGACGTAGAGGAACGCCGCCCCGGTGTCCCACGATTCGTTGTTCGTCGACGGGATCAGTCTCCCCGTGGGCGTCGACGTCGCGCTGTTGTGATACACGCTCGCCGCCGAGACGTGATGTTGTGGGTCCTGCCCGGCGAATAGCGACGACGGACCGTAGAAGACCAGCTGGTCGACTTCCATCTCCGGCGAGTCCGCCGGCGCCGCTGTCCCCCCGATCCGGAACGGGTCGTCGTTTGTGATCGATCCAATCGCGTCGTTTTCGTCAGACGCTTCAAGGACACCGTCGATGTACAGTTCGAAGCGATCGCCCAACCTGAAAGCTGCGATCGAGTGCCAGTTTGTGTCCGACAGTCCACTACTCTGCAACGTCACGCTGTCGACTCCGTCCCCGATGAAACACTGAATCAGATCGCTAGTCGACGCCTGCCACAGAGCAAACCCTTGCGTCGAGACTCCGTCAATTTTGTCGGCAATGATCCCGATCGTCGCGACCTGTCCCGTTGTCGTCAGCCTCACCTTCGCGAAGATCGCGAAATCATTTGCGCCGAAATCGAGTTTCCCGTTGGTCTCCGCATGTGTCGCCGTCATCGACCAGTCGATCGTTTCGTCGAATCGCGCACAATTTCCCTGGAGTCCCGCAACGTGATTCGCTGACCCGTTGATGGTGAGGGCGTCGACCCCGTTCAGCTCGTCGAGATTGTCCGCCAGCTCGAAGTGCGCCGCCCGTCCCACGTCGAGGATTCGCTCGTCCCAACCGGCCGCGCCACCGTCGTCCCAGTTGCGACCGCCCTCGAGCTGCGAGAGATCGTAGAAGTAACTTCCCGGCGTAGACCGAACCAAAGCCAGACTCTCGACCCGTAGGAGGCTAGGCACGTCAAACGTTCGGACTCCGACGATGTCCCGTTGGTAGCCGAGAAGATTAGCCTCCGCCGATGCGACGTAGGTGTCGCCTTGATCGACGACGAAACCGTCGATGATCTTGCCCAGTCGAAGCTCGACGTCCGGCTCCCTCGACGCGTCCGCCGTCTTGACTAGCTCCGAGAACGGACGGAGCCCGTGCGCGAGCCCAAGCACTCCGTGCCCGACCTTTGGATCGACCGCACCTGGAGCAACGACGACCGGCGTCGTTTCCTGGAAAAACCAAAAGTAGATCGTCGCGCCCCCGACTGGATTGATCCTCGACGACGTCCCGACCTGAATGCCGTCGGGATCGAGACCGTTGTTCGACTCTCCCTGATCGAACGCCGTCGCATCGCTTCCCACGCCAGCGTCGAGACCCCACGCGAGGTTGTCATCCTTTATCACGATGAGCCCCGATTGTGCGACCGCGCTCTTAGCGAGGAACGCGTCCGGCTTGAATCCCGCACTCGTTATGCGGCGCCCGTCGACTCCGTCTCCGACAATCGAGACCGTCGAGAATTCACGATGCGCGCTCGTCGCGATCGCATACCAATAGAAGGTTTTTCCAGAAACGTTGACCTGTGCGTGATCGCTAACCGTGAATCCGTTTATGTCGAGCGACTTGATTCGCCCTGTCGCTTCGACGACAGAAGCGAAGGCGCTGACCGACTTGTCGGTCGGGATCGAGTCCGTCTTCGCCGCCGAGACGTTGGCCGTCGTGCAAAGCCACACCGCCCGGGTAACGAGACTCGTGTCGTCGAAGCCCACCGTGATCGCCGTCGGGTCCGTGTCGTTGCCCGCATAGCTCCCCGTCTGGAGTTCTGTCGCGCCGTCGTCTTTCCCGAGCGCGAGGACGAGGTAGACCTCTGAGGCCACATTGACGGCGGCGTTCGTCCCGAGCGTGAGAACGCCAGCGTCCGAGACCGCCTTGATCGCATCCGTTTGAAGCGCGCCGCTCTCCGTGAGGCTGTTGCCTACGGGCAGAGAATCAACCCACGTTGCGACCTCGCCGGTCGACGAAGTCCGCCGGATATGAACGACCGCCGGCTTGAACGGGAGAGAAACGAGAAGGTTGTCGCTCCCCGTCCCGGCATAGGTTTTCTGGGCGACGAGCACGGATCAAGCCCCGAGGATTTCTTCCGCGTTGTTCAACAGAGCCAGGAGTTCCGCGCGGTCCGTCGCACTCAAGGGGTCGAGCCCCATCTTGGTCATGGCAGCTTTTCCCGCCTCGAGGTCCGCGGCGTGCTGCGCCTCACGCGCAGCGATCTCTACCTCGAAAGCGATCTCGTAAGCAGCTTGATATTCCGCCGCCGTGCCGTAAAGAGGCTCGGCGTCCCTCGGGTTGTTCCCCGCCTCGCTCAGTATCAGGAACAGCGCTTGCTCCGAGATCGGTGGATGTTGGAAAATCTGAAACACGTCCCTCGTGTTTTTGACGAAGACGATTAGATGAGTATGCTCGCCGTCCGGAGTCGTTGACAGCCCCGCCCGACTGACCGGTCCGTTCTGCTTTATCGTCACGATAGAGACTCCTGAAAGACCAGCGCGACATTGAACCGACTCGGAGGGTTGCCATCGGCGAGCTGCTCGAGACCCTGAAGTGCCCGTGTCATCGCCCCATAGTAGGTTTCGGACGCAGGGAAGTTGCCCGGATCGAGAGCGAATAGAAACTTCCCGCCCACGCCGAGACGCGCCTCGAGCGCGCGAAAGCTGTCCCGCGTCGCCCGATTGACGCGATCAAATTTCCCGGTGAAGGCGAACGCCTCGTTTCGTCGCTCTTGAAACATTGCCCCGTCGTGAGCGACGTCTACGGGGCTTACGTTTCCGAGAGTCTCGGCGCTCCCGTGTTGCATGCTTTGATCGGGCTCGACGTATGTGCCCCAGAAGAAAGCTCCTAGCTCGAAAAAACCGTCGGTGTTTTGCACGTCGTCGACGAGGATCCGAACCCATTGGAGCGTGGGAAAGACGGCGTAGATCGTCGCGATCGTCGCGAGGCCCGGCGACGCCGGCCCCGAGTCCTGGAGCCAGTTGACTTGATTCGTCGTCGGTGCCGTCCACACGTTTGTAGCGTTCAGCTGTCGGCGGACGACGCCGGTCGCCGACACGTTGTGATTCACCAGCCCCGCCGCCGTCGCCGCCTTTGCGCTTCCGAGATCCGCTACGACCCAATGCCGGGACTGATACGACGGATTGTCTCCGACCTTCGCGCTGGTGTTCGATGCCGTGTCCGCCGAATCGTCATAGCCGAGGTCGGGTCCCGCGGACCCTTGCTTCCCGGCGTTGACGATCGACCCCGTCGACCACTCCAGGGAGAACGCCGTCGACCCAGAGAGAATCGCGGTCGTAAATTTTCCCGTCGCGATGTCGTAGGTCACGACGTAGGAATTGTCCGTCGCCGCCGCGGTGAGTGCCGTCCCCGCCGCCGCTGCGACCGCCGCGCCCGTGATGTACAGCCCCGCCGGGATCGTCGCGATCGCGTCTCCCGTCGTCGCTTCGTTCAGCGGGATTCCATCGTTGAAGCCAGTGATGATCGTCCACCCGATGTCAGTCCGCCAAACCTTCGACCGCGACCCGTCGAGGAGAGACGAGATCGGTAACGAGAGCTGCGCGCTCGACCGCGTGAGGATCGACGCCGCGTCAAGGATGTGGCTCAGATCAAGAAAGCGCTGGACGACTTCCGCCATTCCGCCACCTTACTGCACGCGATCGACGCGCGCATTATCCGGAACCACGATCTCATTCGAGTCTAGCTTCCGTTGAACGACGGAACCGATCGCTTCGCCGTCGACCGTTACGATCGCGTGGACGACCATCTGGCCACCGCCCCCGCCGCCCGCTCCGACGACCGCCGCCAGGTCCGCCGCGAGCTGTCGCGAGAACGCCTGGACGGGGGCCGCCAGCTCGTCCTGGCCCGCTTCTCCGAGGACGCCGACCGTCCCGCCCGGCGTGTGTCGGACAATGTCGCCCGTGGCGAACGACGTCGGCGGCTCGCCGCCACCGCCCCCGCCTCCGCCGCCCGGGACGGACGGGAACGACGGTAGAGCAGTGATCTCCGCGCCGATTTGCCGGATCACGGGAATCACGCCCGCCAGGTCGCCCGTCAGACCTTCCACGCTGGTCCGCATCGCGTCCGTGGGATCGGTCGAGAACGCCGCCGCGGCCGCGTCCGCCTGGCCCATCAGCGCGACCGCGCCTTCGCTCACGGCGGACGCGAGGTCTTCCGCCGCCGCCGCCGCTTCCGCTCCGCCGGCTCCGATCTCGTCCGCCGCCGCCGCCGCTTCGTCTCCAAGGCCGGTCATCGCATCGCCGCCACGCTCGCCGAACCGTTCCGCCGACTCGCCGATCTCATCGAATTTCGGCGGGATCCCTCCCATCGCGACCGTGAGCGCATCGATCGACGCGATCAGCCGATCTTGAGGGTCGGTCGCGAAGGCGATCCCGTTCGCCTCCGCCTGGCTGATGAGCGACTGTGTATTTGCGTCGATCTCAAAACCATACTGCGCGGCCGCGTCTTGAATCGTCTGGAGTAGAGGAACGATCGCGAGTAGCGCTTGAGTCTGCGCTTCCTCCATTCCGAGCCCGGACTCCTGCGCCGCGAGGAGCGCCTGATCGAACGCCGCGCCCGCTTGAATTCCGAACGCGCCGAATTGCTCGGTAGACAACGGAAGCTGCTGGTTCGTGATCCCCGCGAGGACGTCAGAGAATCCCTGAGCCCCTTCCGCCGCGCCCCTGAACAGCTCGTTCCCTGCCAGCTCCGAGAGCTGGATGATGGGCCCGATCAGCGCATCGATGACCCCGGCGTCGCCGCCGAATTCCTCGAGGCGCTCGCGTAGCGCTGGGAGGGTTTTGTCGAACGCCGCCGCCGCCGCGAGGAGTCCTTCCTTCTGGAAGGTATCCCAGAAAACGAAAGACGCAATCTCCGCCTGTGCCTGGAATTGCTCCGCCGTGACCGGCTCGATCCCTTCGAGTCCGGTGCCGACGCCTTCGACCGCGAGCTGACGGTTCGCTTCGAGGAATGCCTCGACTTCAGGGATCACCTGACCTAGCTCCCGGGCGCGTTGAACGATCCGCGCGATCGATGCGTCGGCGACCTCTCCGAGCGTGAAGCTCTCATCTGTCAACGTCTGGAAGACCGACCCGACCGTCTCGAGCGCTTCGGTCAGAGGAACGACCCCGAGCGCGGCCGCCTCCATCAGGCTATTGACTTCGTCCCCGAACTCCGAAGCGGACCGACCGCTTTCGGCGATCACCTCGTCGAGCGCGAGGAGCGACGCCTCGCGCAGCCCGACGCCGAGCCGGTCCGACGTCGCCGCGATCGACTCCGCCAACGCTTCGGAGATGTCGACGCCCATCTGTTTGCCGACTTCCTTCACGGCCTTCTCGACCGGGCTCGATCCGAACAGGCCGAAGATCGCCTTTCCGATCCCAAGCGCAGCACCTCCAAGCTGGAAGGCTCCACCGATGTTTCCAAGAGCGTTCCCGATTCCACCGCTGAAGAATCCGCCGATGCCGTCCTTACCCTCCGGGATCTTTATCTGATCGAGCCCCGCCCCGAGCCCCGCGATCCCTCCGGCAAGCTGACTGAGGATCGCTCCGAACGATCCGAAAATTTCGAGTTGGCTCGCGACGTTTTGAAGCGCCTGACCCCAGTCGCGGGTAGCTTCCGACGCGTCGCGCATCCCCTCGTCGGCCGCCTTTACGAGGGCTTCGACTGCGTCTTTGTCCGACTGTATCGCCCCCCGGACGCTAAGGATCTGCCCTTGAAGTTGAAGGAACGGACTCCCGATCAAGTCTGGGTTGGCGACGTCGGTTTGAAATTGCATCAGCGAAGCCGACAGCTCTCTGTTGATTGGGATTTCTGTCGTGCCGAAGACTGCCGACAGGATAGGGAGCGCCTCCGCTCCCGCTTCGATCAGGAGGTCGATCTCGTCGCGGACCGCCTTGACCGATTGCTTAGTGCCTTGCCCTTCGCTTTGAATCTTTCGCCACGCCGTGGCGAGATCATTGATCCCCGATGCAATGTCTTCCTCGTTCAACCCGCCCAACGTGTCGACGAGATCCACGACTCGTTTCTCGAAAGCCTCCAGCTCCGCCGCCGCTTCCGCCGCGGCCGCTGCCGTCCCTGCCGCCGCTTCCACTGCCGCCGCGGCCGTCGCGGCCGCGACTTCGTTCGCCGCGTCGCCAGCCGCCGTGCCGATCTCACCGATCGCGTCCGCGGACCTGTTCGCCCCGTTCTCTAAATTGTCCAAAGACGTCGCGCCGAGGATGTCGAGTTCTTTTTGTGTCTCCCGGATCTGCGCGTCGAGAAGTTTCAGATCGTCCCGGAGCCCCGTGCCGACACCCTCCGACGGCTTCGGTGTCTCGACCTTCGGACCTGAGAAGTCCCCGGTGAGAATCCTCCCGACCCCTGCCGCTTCGTCCTTGGCAAAGTCGAGTGTCGACGTCGCCGCATCCGCGAGAGTGTTCCCGAGGTTCGCGAGCTTCAACTCCCCTTCAATGATGGCGCGAACGAACCCCAAAAAGATCAGCTTCGCCGAGACCCACGTCGCGCGCAAAGCGTCGAAGACAAGCCTGGTCCGGTTGACCTCGTCCGAGACCCCTGCGAATTGCCCCCCGGTCGCAGTCTGCGCGACGATGTCAAACATCTCTCCCCACCCCTCAGCCGCCAGCTTCAACGCGGGTACGAGCGTTCCGGTGAGGATGCTCGCGACGTCCTTCAAGATCGGCAGCAACCCCCTGCCCATCTCTCGAACGAAATCAGCAACGACCGGCAACACCTCCGTTCGGATCGTCTTGACGAAGTCGGTGAGGAACGGCGTCACGCCCCCGGACGCTTCGAGCGCGAAGTCGACAAAGGCGTCGCCGAGCAGTCCGAGCTGAGCCGTCAAGTTGTTCAGCTGTTTCTCGGCGACCTCGCGCGTGGTTCCGGCTGAGTCCCGCAGATCGCTTGTGTATCCGCGAATCGCTTCGCTGGTGCCGAGGAGTTGCAGCAACGTCGCCTGCGCCTTGTCGCCGAATCCAAGTTGCAACAGCGTCGCCGTCTTCGTTTCGTCGCTCATCCCCCCGAGCGCGTTTTCCATGTCTTCGATCACGTTCGTGAGCCCGGCAAATTTCCCGGTGCCTTCGTCGAAAACGGTGATGTTGAATCGTTCGAAGGCGTCCGCGTTCTTGCTCGCCGACGAGCGGAGATTTCTGAATACGATGTCCAGCTGCGAACCTGCGACCGCGCCTTTGACACCCTGGTCCGCCAGCGCCGCGAGCGCTCCGACTCCTTCCTCTAGCTCGACGCCGAGTAGCCGCATTCCCGCCGCCGCTCGATTCGTCAACGCCTCCGCGAATTGCTCGACGGAAGCGTTTGCGATCGTGTTCGCCTTGACCAGCACGTCCGACAGCTCCGTCATGTTCTCGAGGTTTTCCGCGGCGTCATCCGACGAGAGACCTAGCGCCGACTGCGCATCCGTGAGAAGGTCCGTCGCCCGAGCCATGTCGAACATTCCAGCTTGAGCAAACGACGCGACTTGCGGGAGCGATGCGATCGACTGCTCGGCCGAGAGACCCGCGGACGCGAGGAAGAAAAACGACTCCGCCGCCTGGTCTGCCGAGAACGACGTCTCTCGGCCAACCTCGCGCGCCGCCTCAACCATATCCTCACGGAGCACCTCGGAGACATCACCCATGATCGCGAGCGACTTCGTCATCGCGGCATCGAACCGCGGACCAACAGCAATCATCTCGCGGAACGCCGCCTGCGCGGCCGCCAGGAGGGAAATCCCGAGCCCGATTCCGACACCCGACGAGATCGACTTGCCGACCTTCCCAATCGCGGCCTGTGCTTTTCTCGCGCTCTGGTCGACCTTCACCAGTCCCTTCGCGAGCTGATTGACTATCACGCCGCCCTTAGAGCCGACGATGATTTCCAGGCGGACTTGTTCAGCCATCGATCACCTCGGGCCGAAGACGGGGCGCTGAGGTCGCGGGCGCGCTGGAGGTTGCGGACGCTGTGCGCCCTTTCCCGCGACCGGTTTCTTCGGAGGGTGAATCGCTTCGGAGACTTCCGTCGACTGAAAGGGCGCAC